GCTGCACTGAAGCCCCCAGAATCCATCTGAGGGCAAGCGCACAACGGCGCTTAGTATCGAAGCCCATGAGTGCGCTAGCCGAAGACACACAGATCCCTGCTGACGTAACCGTCCTGCGCGAGTCGATGTACGCGCTCTCGCGCGACACTGTCGAGTTCCCGCCCGAGCTAGCCGAGATGCGCGTCGAACGGCTCCTGAGCCGTGGGCTGAGCCTCCAGGAAGCGACCGCCACCGAGGCCGACGAACGCTCCAAGCTCGTACCGCTGCACATCCTCCGACCATGCCTCGGCAAGGGCCGTGGCCGACACGTCTACGAAGCCAACATGCTGCGCGAGAACGCCCACAAGTTCTCCGGCTGGCGGCAGTACATCGACCACCTCTCGCCCGAGGCACGCAAAGCCGCGAAGGGCCTGCCGCGCTCGATTCGCGACCTGGGTGGCAGGATCGTTGAGAGCTACTGGGATCCGGCCGTTCCGGCTGACGAGTCCAAGGGCTTCGGCGAGGGCGCTGTTGTCGGGTGGTCGCTCCCGACGCCGTTCATCCGCGAGCTTGCCGAGAACGACCCCGAACTGGTTGAGGCGTCGATCTCCGCAAACGCCACGGGCGTGCAACCCACGATGCACGGCGGTCGCCGCGCGTGGCTGGTCGAAGGGATCGAGGATCACGGAAGCGTTGACTGGGTGACAGAAGCCGGTGCTGGTGGCCGCGTCGTCCAACTGATGGAGGCTGCCTACAAGGAGGACGGAATGAGTTTGCTGGAGTCGATGACGGACGAGGAGTTCGTCGCCTACGTGCAGGAGGTCCGTCCACACCTGCTGGCAGAGCAGGGCGACGGCGACGCGGAGGACGCGGCCGACCAGGGCGACGACGAGCTTGCCGAGATGGTCGCCAAGCTCAAGAAGAAGAACCCCAAGCTCTCGGACAAGCAGGCGCAGGCGATGGCGCAGCAGGCCCTCAAGAACGCCCAGGAAGCGACAGTCGAGGAAGCCAACACACAGGAGACAGATATGGGTGTGACCCCAGAGGCGCTCCAGGAAGCTCTCCACAGTGAGGACTTCCAGGGCACGCTGAAGACGCTGGTCGAGGCGGCAATCGCCGACGAGCGCGAGTTGATCCGGGCAGAGGCGCGGGCCGACTCCGACCGCCAGCTTGACCTTCGCGACATGCGCGACGCGGCGCACAAGCAGATCGCGGAGGCGAAGCTCCCGGAGGCGTTCGCGAAGGGCACGCGGAACCTGTTCGAGATCACCGACGATGGGCCGACCCCGGCGCTCGACATCGTGGACGACGTGGACGACGACGGCAAGGTGACCAAGAAGGCGGAGGACAAGCTGACCGAGTCCGTTGCCGCTGCGATCAGCGAGCAGCACGACCTGCTCGCGGCAGCGAACCCGACCAAGGTTCGAGGCCAGGGCGTCGGCGCTCCCGCCAAGCGCGGCGAAGGCGAAGGCGGCGACAGCGAGCCCACGAAGGGCGAAGGCACCCTGTGGGGCGCGGTCCTTCAGGAAGCAGGAGTCGATCCCGCCAAGGCGTGGGACGACTGAGGCCAACCGGGATAACGGAAAGGAGCAAGGAACATGCCGTATAACCGCCCAGGCCCAGGCGTCTACGTCACCAACGGAGGCACCGCCATCGCGCACAACTCGCCCGCCGTGGTGAACGGCTTCGCAGGGGTCGCCGTCAAGCAGAAGGTGGTGCCGTGGTCGCAGGGATACCAGTCCCCGGCGATGATCGCCGCAGGCGAGCCGTTCTTCCTGATCACGAAGGGAGTGGTCCAGGTGTCAAACGCTGGGATCACCGCCAACGTGAAGGGCGATCCGATCTACATCTCGGCAGCCGGAGCGCTCACGGCCACGGGTCCGGCAGGCGGGAAGTTCGGCCGGATCGTGGAAATCGCCGGATCGCGAGGCACCCCACTGAACCAGGTGCGGATCGACCTCGACTCGAAGGACAGCTTCGTATAGCAGGAACTCGTCCCTCCCAGGTAGCCCCCTCTGGGATGCGGCTGATAGCGCCAAGGCGCTTTAGCGGGCTCGGATTGGCCTAGACGAAACAGGAGCAGAGATGAACGGCAACCCATACGGTGTGTTCGGCAGGCCGATCCGCCTGCTGGAGGCGTACAAGGAGTGGCGCGACGAACGGATGCTGGAGGAGGCGGACTCGAAAGCCGACTTCCCGAGCTTCCTGTACGGCCCGGTGCGCCAGTCGATGTGGACGGGCTACAGCCGTGCGCAAGCGCAGTACCAGCGTTACACCCGGCAGGAGAACGCGCCGGACTTCCGCGAGCGGCGGCTGCGGGGTCTGAACGGCCTGCTGGGAATCGGGTACGTGGGCGACCACGGTGCCTACCCAGGGCTGCGCCGCACCGAGCGTGCACCGGCCACGCTGTCGGTGGACACGTACGGCGGCGTCTACCAGATCACCCGTCAGGCGATCATCAACGACGACTCGAACGAGCTACTGAACCGCAACCCGGCGGACATGGGCTACGCCGCCGGCGTGTTCATCCTCCAGACCGTCATCGCGATGATTGAGAACCCCGGCAACGCGCCGGACGGCAACCCGTTCTACTCGACGGGCCGTGGCAACCAGGTCGTGACCCCGCTGGCGGAGGACGCGCTCGCGAACGCGGTCGCGTTCATGGAGTCCCAGCAGGATGACGACGGCAACCAGATCGTCGTGACCCCAGCGGTGCTGGTCGTCAAGAACGCGGCGATGCAGATGATCGCTCAGCGCATCCTCAACTCGACCCAGACCGGCACGAACATCCAGTACACGGGTGGCACTGCCGGAGTCGGCGCGGCCCTGTTCGACAAGGGCACGATCAACCCGCTCGCGGGCATCCTCCCGGCCGACGGCGTGATCCGCGACCCGTGGTTCCACGACTCCAACGACTGGTACCTGTTCGCTGACCCCAACGACGTGCCAGCGTTCGCTGTGGGCTTCCTGAACGGCCAGGCGGAGCCGCAGGTGATGCTCCGCGACCCGATGGTCAGAATGGCGCTCGGCGCGGGCACAGACCCGTATCAGTTCGAGTTGGACTCGGTGGACTTCAAGGTTCGGTGCGACTACGGGGTCGGCGTGATCGACCCGCGCGGGGCGTATCGCGCAATCGTTCCGTAGCGAGGCGGATCGCGAGCAGCGGATACCGGCTGGAGTGCCCTAGCAGGCGGCGAGCAGCCGCTTGCAGGGCACGATGGCTCGTTTGTGATCTTGGCATCGGCCGAGGGTAGCCTTCGACTCGTAACTCCGAGACTGAGGAGACAGCAATGCCACGAGGCAGTGACGCAGATGCAGCAGGTGCGGAACTCAAAGCTCGCACAGGGTTTACCCCGAACGCGGAGGACATGATCGCCGAGAACACCGCTCGCTTCACCGAGGAGCTTCGCGCCGCGAGCAACCGTCCCGTAGACCAGGAAGCAACGGACGAGATGGACGAGGACGAGGCGCAGGGCTACGTCGAGGGTGACGACGAGACGGTCGTCAACTGGGCGGTTCGCGGCCCGTTCGTGGTGCTCGTCACCGAGAACGACGAAACCGGCGAGGTGACCAAGCACGTCCACGCGATCAAGGGCCAGGAGAAGAAGGCTGAGCGGCTCGCGACCCGTGGGCAGGCGAAGAAAGCTGACGACGAGGCCGACGACGACGACGAGCCGAAGGCCGCGCCCCGCGCCACCCAGCGCACCACCTCGGGAGCCGCGTCGAAGTAGGTTTCGTTGACCATCGTTGACGATCCCACCACCCCGTTCACCGGGGTGCTACCGCCGACGGTGGCGGACATCGAGGCGTGGAGCAGGCTCGACTTCTCCTCGCTGGATGCTCCGTTCACCGACGCGGACCTCCAGATCCGCCTTGACCGCACCGTCGCCTACCTGGAGGCGACCACGGGGCGGCTGTGGGACGACACGATGCCGCCGCCGCTGTTGCCCATCGCCCAGGAAGCGACCCAGCTTCGCATCGAGCAGATCTGCTTGCAGGAGCAGGAGGACTACGCGGAGACGGTCAACGACGACCAGACCCAGTCGTTCACGGCCGGGAACTACTCCGAGTCGCGGCGCAGCCCCCGCGACCGGTACACCGGCCTGACGACCGGGCTACCGGAGATCAACTCCAACCCGTGGCTGAACCGCGACATCTGGCTGCTTTGCACCGACGATATGCGGATGTACTGGACAGCGACGCTGCAAGGCCAGGCGGCGGTGTCGCTGATCCCGAGCTTCGCGGTGACCGAAGCGGACTGGGGCAACTACGACGGGCTGTACCCCTACTCGTGGGGTGTTGGCATGACGCGAGGGGCGCTGGACGCGAACACCTGGGGCGCGTAGAAGATGGCGTTCCAAGGGTGCCTTGTGGACCAGGCACGCCGGGTGGTGCGAACCCCAACGCCCGTGCGGGTGGAGGGCACCACCCAGTTCGCGGATCTGAACTACCCCTGGTTCAAGTGCCGGTTCACGTACAACCCTGCGCCGGACTCCGACGACGCGCAGGCGGGACGTAGGCGGGTGCCGCGCACGGGCACGATCATGTGCGGGCTGCGTGACCGGGACGGCAACACGTTGGCGATCAACGCCTCTGATCGGCTGGAGGTCAACTCCAAAGAACTGGGCCGCGCGGTCTTCGAGATCACGTCCGACGGCGAACCGATCCGCAAGAAGCGCAGGATGCTCGGGTGGATGGCGAACGTCACCAGGGTCGAGGAGCACGACTTCACGAGGGCTGAGCCGTAGCCGACCAGGTCAAGTTCGAGGCGAAGTACATCGGCCCGAAGCTCTCGGACCTCTATAAGCCCGAGCCGCTGGAGCGCGCGGCCAGGCGGATGGCGAACACGGGCGGTGACGCGCTGCAACGCCGGATCAGGGAGAACACCCCCGTTCGCACCGGGGCGCTGCGCGAAAGCTGGATCCGCACCGAGGCCACCAAGCACGAGGACCGCTACGAGTCCCGCGTCCAGACCGACGTGGACTACGCGCCCTACGTCAACTACGGCACCGGGCTGTGGGGGCCGAAGCACATGAAGTATCTGATCGAGCCTGTGCACGCGCCGATGCTGTCGTGGATCGACCCGAAGTCCGGCAAGCGGGTGTACGCCCAGCGCGTGTGGCACCCCGGTTCGCCGGGCGCGTTCATGCTCGAATACGGCGCGGCCAAAACCGAGGCGGAGATCGAAGTGATCCTGCTCCCCGACCTGGAGCAGATGAAGGCCGAGTACGAAGCGCTGGCGGTGAAAGCGCAGGTGAAGCTGCCATGACCACGACCACACCTCCGCCGCTGGACTCGGGCCGTGCGCACATGGACGCGCTGCGCTCGGTGAAGCGCTACGTCGCCGTCGCGCTCGGCGACGACTGGGAGGTGCGCCTGTCCCGCGAGGAGGGCGCGTTCGCGAGGCCGTTCGCCCGCGTGTGGCAGGTTGCAGGAACCACGTACCCGTTGACCTCGGGGCGCTGGCTGGCGGACATGGTGCAGCCGTTCGTGATCGTCGCCTACCCGCTGCAAGGCCGCGACCCGGACCAGGCGTTGCTGTTCGCCCAGTCGGTCGAGAACACGCTGTACCAGGCGTTCCGCGTCGGCGTCGAGAACGGCCGGGCGATGCGCGTGCCGCTCTACAACTACTACCGCACGCAGGACTGGGACACCGGCACCTGGTACCCGCAGGCGTTCATGCGCGTCAACGACCTCTCTACCCAACCGTTCCCAGACCCGGACGTGAACACGCTGTGGAGCGTCGTGTGCGACGTGCGCCTCGCATGGCGGCGCATCGCTGAGACGATCCCCGACTCCCCGATCCTGGAGAGCGTGCACCTCCGCGAAGATTCATCTGTGAGCGGCGACTGAGCGCGGCTTAGTATCGGCTCCAGCCCGTCCTGTGGGGTTCACAGAGAGGAGCCAGCGAGGTGGAAACTGAAGGCGGAACCGCATCCACGCGGAGTAGCGGCAGGTCGGGCAGCAAGAGCAAGGCCGAGCCGGAAACGACCGAGCAGGAAACGACTGAGCAGGAAACCGGCGGCGACGTGCGGATGCCGGTCAGCCAGTTGATCGAGGGCGCGACCGCGTACCTCGGACACCCATCTTGGACGGCAGCCGGGGCGTTGTACGGCCATGACCCGGACGAGATGATGAGCATCGACGCGGCCAAGGCCGCAATCGACGTGTGGCACAAAACGCCGCCGCTTGAGAGCGAGGAGGAGTAGAGATGCCGGGTTCCTTCTCCAAAGACGCCAGGCCCGTTCGCCCAGGCGCGTACTTCGACTGG